GCAGTTGGATTGCATCAGGAATTAACAAGTAAGGGCATTGATCCAAGAACTGACCCGACTTATTACCAAACGATTGATAATGCTTTAAGAGAAGCATTTCCCAAACAATTCGAGAAGAGTAATGAACGCAGTAATACTCCATCTTCTCGGAGAACGTCCGTTGTCGCACCTGCTAAAAGGGGCGGTGGGGCAACGCGCAGAGTGGAGTTAACTGCCTCTCAAATTTCCCTCGCCAAGAAATTGGGAGTAACGCCACAACAGTATGCGGCACAAGTCGTGAAAGAAAAGGAGATGACCAATGGCAGTAACTGAGGCAATTGAGCGCAAACCAAGAGAAGCAGATAGTCGCGAGTCTTCCGAGAGAACAAAGGCATGGGAGCCGCCTCAAGTTCTACCTGATCCTAAACCGCAAGACGGTTACGTCTTTCGGTGGATCAGGACATCCACAATGGGGGCGCAGGATGCAGTCAATGTATCCAAACGTATGCGTGAAGGATGGGAACCAGTACGGGCAGAAGATCATCCAGAATTAATGATTGCTTCAGATAGAGGAACAACTTTTGAAGGAAATATTGAGGTTGGTGAACTTCTTATATGCAAAACAACCATAGAAACCGTCCGTAGTAGGCAGGAATATTATGCTGAGTTATCGAAGAGACAAACGGAGTCTGTGGACTCAAACTTTATGAGGGACAACGACCCGCGTATGCCGAAAATTAATGAATCTCGGACGCAGGTGTCCTTCGGCGGAGGCGCGAAACCCAAGTAACGCCTTTGTTTGGTTTAACTCAATCCTTTGTTAGGAGGAAAACGATATGGCAACAAGTGCAACGCCACACGGATTCCGACCTGTTGGTCTTTTGGGTGGTGGTAGCTGGAGCGATTCAGTCCGTCATATGAAAGTGACAAACAGTTATGGAACTTCGATTTTCTACGGGGACGTTCTCAAGGTTGTAGCTGCTGGTACTGTCGAAAAAGACACCGGCACGACGGCCATGACTCCCGTGGGAATTTTTGTTGGGTGCAGTTATACTGACCCCAGCACAAGCCAGCCGACATACTCTCAGATGTGGACAGCTTCTACAGTTGCAACTGACATCCAGGCGTATGTAGTTGATGACCCAAATGTTGTTTTTCAAGCGCAGGGAAATGCGACTCTCGCTCAAACTGCTCTTGGCAACAATGTCGCGGTCGTTCAAACGGCTGGTTCAACTTCAATTGGTCATAGTAAGAATTCTATCAATTCTTCTACGATAGCGGCTACTAAGACCCTACCTGTTCGTATTCTTGGCTTTATTGATGGCCCGAATAGTTCTGTCGGAGACTCCTTCACGGATATTCTCTGCAAGTTCAATTCTGGTGGAGACGCTACTGGCGACTCCTGTGCTTCTCATCAATGGCAAGATACGACTGGCATTTAGGAGGATTTTGAGCAATGGCTATTTCAAGAGCGCAAATGCTAAAAGAACTCCTGCCAGGGATAAATGCTCTCTTCGGCATAGAGTATGCCAAGTATGAAGACGAGCATAAGGAATTGTACGAGACGGAATCATCCGAGCGTAGCTTTGAAGAAGAAGTTGCCTTGAGTGGTTTCGATGCGGCCCCCGTCAAAAACGAGGGTTCTGCGGTCTCGTATGACAACGCGCAGGAAAGCTATACTGCAAGGTATAGCCACGAAACCATCGCAATGGGTTTTGCGATCACTGAGGAGGCAATGGAGGATAATCTCTATGACAGTCTCAGCGCTCGTTATACCAAGGCGTTGGCTCGTGCAATGGCGTACACCAAGCAGGTTAAAGCTGCTAGTCCTCTGAACAATGGTATGCCTTCTGGGTCATACACATCAGGTGACGGTGTAACGCTTTTCAATACTGCCCACCCGCTTGTATCTGGTGGCACGAACTCCAACACGCCTTCCACGGCTGCGGATTTGAATGAAACCTCCCTTGAGGCGGCTGTTATTCAGATTGCGAAGTGGACGGATCAACGTGGTCTTTTGATTGCGGCTCGTCCGCGTCGATTGATTGTTCCGCCGGACTTGATGTTTGTTGCAACCCGTATTCTGGATAGCGATCTGCGTCCAGCAACTGCGGATAACGACATCAATGCCATCAAGAATAATGGAACTATTCCTGAAGGCTATCGGGTTAATCATTATCTCACGGATACCAATGCGTGGATGATGATTACGGATGTTCCGAATGGTCTGAAGCACTTTGAACGAGCGCCGATGAACACTTCTATGGACGGTGACTTCAACACTGGTAACGTGCGGTATAAAGCCCGTGAGCGTTATTCGTTTGGCGTTTCTGATCCACTTGGTGTCTTTGGTTCTCCAGGCGCTTCGTAAGTTACGGGGGGGGCGCTACGGCGCTCCCCCTTTTTCTTCTAAACATAATGGCGCTGAGGCGCTGGTTCCGAGGAGGGAACTGTTATGACGACTACACATTTTAGGAACGGCGTATCGAATCAAGCGCCTGGGAATCCTCTTTTTGAGTACCCCTACCTTGATCCGTTTAAATATTATTCGTATGTGAATGATTTTTTTACATACACGGCTGGCGATTGGACTATTACCACGACTGAAGTGGGTACTGGTAGTGCAACAGAAGCTCTAACGTCTGCCGCAGGCGGGGCTCTTCTTGTTACTAACGCGGCGGGTGATAACGACCTTGATTTCTTCAACTTGAATGGTGAGAGCTTTAAATATTCTTCAACTAAGAATATGTTTTTTAAAGCTCGGTTTAAAGTAAGTGACGCCACTCAATCTGATGTTGTTATGGGGCTGACAATCACAGACACGACCCCGCTAGACACTACTGATGGCATTTTCTTTCTAAAAGATGATGGTGATACTAATTTGGACTTTCATATAGAAAAGGACAATGCAGCCACTAGTAATACAGCGATCAGTACGTTGGCAGACGACACCTTTATAACTGTTGCTTTCCATTATAACCCCAATGGCAACGCGGGTAGCGGCTCTGTATCTCTTTTTGTTGATGACTCAAAGGTTGCGGAACAAACCACCCTTACAAACATTCCTGACGATGAAGAGCTTACAATAGCTTTTGGTATTCAGAATGGGGAAGCGGTGGCTAAAACCATGACCATTGACTACATTATTGCAGCGGTTGAACGATAATTAGAGCGGGGGGCTTTGCCCCCCGCCTCTTTTAAGGATTTTATTATGGCAGATGCAGTAGCGGTTACAACAATACAGGATGGCGAGAAAGACTTGGTCGTCCAGCTTACCTCCTTGTCTGATGGCACGGGTGAAGCGGACGTAGTCAAAATTGACGCTTCCGCTCTTGGTTCTGACAATAATGGAAACGCCTGTGACGGTGTGGCGATTCAGGAAATTTGGGCGCAGGTAAATGGATTTACTAGCGGTGTTATTCTAAAGAATGCTGCCGACACGGCTACGGTGGCAATGGCTATTGACCCAGGCTGGACATATCAGGATTTTTCTTCAGTAGGGGGCTTGAGGCAGTACGGAACAAACAAAACAGGGGATGTGACTCTTTCCACTGTTGGGGGTGGTTCGGCAGCAACGTCTGGTGATTCTTATATGGTTCTCATCCGCGCAACGAAGCATTACGCATAAGTGCTATGTTGTCGGACGCAAGTTTTATTTGGAACGTAGTCCTTAGTGTTGCAATCGGTTCGTTTGTCTGGTGGATGCGAAGCATTAGTATCCAGATTAACGTATTAAGGGGGCATATATCAAATACGCGGGAAGAGATAGCCAAGGCGTATGTAACTAAAGATGATCTTCATCAGGATATGAAGGAATTGATGAAACGGTTTGATCGTCTGGAAGAGAAATTTGAACGTCTTCTTACGTCTCGTTTAGAATAGTTATGCCAAAAAAAGCAGAGAAGCCTATCCGGCGCACAACCAGCGGCAAGGGCGCGAATTATCGCAAAACCAAACAGGGCGCTGGCATGACGAAGAAGGGGGTTGCCTCTTATCGTAAGGCCAATCCAGGCTCTAAATTAAAAACAGCGGTTACGGGTAAAGTTAAAAAAGGAAGCGCGGCTGCGAAGCGGCGTAAGTCATTTTGCGCTAGGTCTGCGGGGCAAATGAAAAAGTTTCCCAAGGCCGCTAAAAATCCTGACTCGCGGTTGCGGCAGGCTAGAAAACGATGGAAGTGTTAAGCAATGAGTTCACCCCATTAAACAGAGGAGACGTTGGGATGCCTAAAGTTGGTGATGAATATTATAGCTATGATACAAAAGGTAAGGCTGCTGCTAAAAAAGCAAGAATAGCACTGGCTAAGAAAAAGAAAAAGAAAAAGAAAACTCCTAAGAAAAGGTCTGCCTGATGGCAACAAGCGGAGCGTCTGCCTTCAACCTCGATATACTAGAGGTGTGTGAAGAGGCATACGAACGGGCTGGCTTGGAGATGAAGAGCGGTTATGACTTGAAGACTGCTCGGCGTAGCCTTGATTTAATGTCTCTAGAGTGGATTAACCGTGGGCTTAATCTCTGGACAATTGAAGAGGGGACGACAGCCCTTACAGCGGGAACGGCAACGTATAGCTTTCCACCTGGGACAATAGATTTTCTAGACCAGATGATCCGCACAGGTGCGGGGGATATAAATACACAGACAGATACCTCTGTTACCCGTATCTCCCCGTCAACGTATGCGTCTCTTCCAAATAAATTACAGCGGGCGAAGCCTCTCCAGATTTACATCCAGAGAACAACCTCCCCCCAATATACCTTATGGCCTGTTCCTGACGACGCAGAGACCTACACATTAGTCCATTGGCGGATACGGCGCATTCAAGATGTGGGAGCTAAGGGATCATATAATTATGACGCCCCAGAGCGGTGGCTTCCTGCCCTGACCGCTGGGTTAGCATATTACATCTCTATGAAAAGACCAGAATCTGCTTCTCGGACACAGGGCTTAAAACA